AATTAACCCGGCTTTATGCCGGGTTTTTTTATCTTTTTCATATGTATAATAAAATGCGTTATACACAAACTATATTTATCTCATTATATAGCTATATCAATAATTTACTGTCTTTTAACGTATTTACAACGGTTGTGTTCACTGATAACCTAACCCTTAATTTAAAGAATTTATGGCAAGTAAACACCATACGGACGATGTATATCGCCCTAAGAGAATTCCTAAAAACCCAATTAAGTTCAAACTCCAACTTAATGACGAACAAAAAGAAGCAAAATCAATTATACTTAATAATACAGTTACACTTCTAGGTGGAAGTGCAGGTAGTGGAAAAACATTATTAGCATGTAATGTTGCATTAGATGGATTATTACGAAGACAATATGATAAAATTATAATTACTAGACCTACGGTATCAAAAGAAGAAATAGGTTTTTTACCTGGTGATTTAAGAGAAAAAATGGATCCCTGGGTTCAACCTATTTATCAAAATTTCTACCAATTATACGATAAAATTAAAGTCGAAAAACTTATTGAAGATGGTAAAATAGAAATTGTACCTGTATCATTTATGAGGGGTAGAACATTTTTAGACTCAATGATTATAGTTGATGAAGCTCAAAATGTAACACACCAACAAATGGAAATGATTACCTCTCGTTTAGGATTAAGAAGTAAAATGATGGTATGTGGTGATGCTCAACAAACAGATTTAAAGAAAAAATCAGATTCTGGATTTAAATTTTTATATACAGCAGCAAGAAAAATTAAAAATTTAGAGGCAATTACTTTAACTACAAATCATAGAAATGAAATAGTTGAAGACTTATTGGAATATTATCAAGAAGCAATTGATAAAGGTATATCAATTACAACATCAGGTTCCTATATTTATAATAATAAAAAATAATTTAATATTTATAAATAAAATATATTATGGGATATGAAAAGCCATCACGAACAGGAAAAATAAATCTTTTTATAAGAGAAAGAATTACGGGTTTAGAAAACCCTGAAGTAGTTTACGAAACTGAAAGAGAGTTTACAATTGCCGACTATGATAAAAGACAATTATATATAACAGGAAGTCGACGAACTACTTTATTTGAGCTAGGAGAAATTAATGCTGGAACACTTAATGGTAATGCCCTAGATTATGGAAGAATTACTAATATAGGAGCTGCAAATATGTGTTTAACAATTACTGGAACGAGTACTGAAGCTAACTTCCAAATTGCTCCTGGAAAAACATTTTATATTAATAATGATAGATATTCACCAAGTTCTGGAAGTTATGGAGATATTCAAAAAGTAGAATGTGAAAATGAAGATGATTCCGGAAATCATAAAGTAGAATATTTAATATGTTCTAAAACAGCAGTATCATAATAAAAAATTAAATTATGGCAAATATACCAATTTGGGCAGGCTCCAGTTCATTCGATATAGGTAATACACCTTTTGGATTTTATGATTACGATGAAGAATTTAGAGTAGATGCTGATAAAGTAGCTATGTTTATTACTAGAAGATTAGGTTATCCTCTAGTTGATGTAGAGTTACAAGATTTAAATTTTTATGCTGCTTTTGAAGAAGCAGTAACAACATATGGAAATGAAATATATGCTTATCAAATTAGAGATAATCAATTATCTTTAGAAGGTGCAAGTTCAATAATTGATTTCAATGACACTTTATTATCTCCTAACTTTGAACCTATTGTTAGATTAACAGAAATGTATGGCGCTGAAGCTGGAACTGGAGGAAATATAGAATATTACACTGGATCAGTAGATATGGTAGCTAACCAACAATCTTATGATTTAAGTACATTTTCATCTGGTGATGGAATATTTGGTATTGAAGTTAAAAAAGTATTTTATGAATCTCCCCCTGCATCAGTTAAATTTTATGATCCTTATGTAGGAACAGGAATGGGTCAAATGAATATGATGGAAAGTTTTGGATTTGGGGGAATGAGCCCAGCTATTAACTTTTTAATGATGCCACTTAATTATGATCTAGCTATAATTCAACAAATTGAAATGAGTGATACTATTCGTAGATCAAATTATAGTTTTCAAATACAAGATAATCAACTAAAAATTTTCCCTATTCCAACAACAAGTAGTGGAAAAATATGGTTTGAATATATAAAGAGACAAGATAGGATTGATTCATCAATCGAAACAGGAGGGACGAATAATAGAGTAACTAATGTATCTAACACTCCTTATACTAACCCAGAATATAAAAGGATTAATAGTGTAGGCCGTCAATGGGTTTTTGAATACTCACTAGCACTTTCAAAAGAAATGTTAGGATATGTAAGAGGTAAATATGGGTCAATTCCAATCCCAGATTCTCAGGTTACTTTAAATCAATCTGATTTAATAGGAGCAGCAACAGCAGAAAAAACATCTTTAATAGAAAGATTAAGGTCTTATTTAGATGAAACCTCTCGTAAATCATTATTAGAAAGAAGAGCACAAGAAGCAGAATTTAAACAAACGGAACTAAAACAAGTACCGTACACAATATATATAGGGTAATATGGCAATGTTTGGACGACAACGAGATGTTAGTTTAGTACGACATCTTAATCGTGAATTAATGGGTAATATTATAACTCAACAAGCAGCTATATATAAGTATAAATTAGAAGAAACACTAGTTAACTTATATGGTGAAGCTGCAGGTGAGAAATTTTATGATGGTCCTTTCTTATTTAATGTTTTATTATTAAGACAACCACAACTTTATCCTGAAGATTCTTTAGGGATAGAATACCAAAGAAGTATTAGATTTTCATTTTTAAGGGATGATTTAGTAGATGCTAATGTAGTTCCTGAAGTAGGAGATGTTGTTTTATATCAAAATGATTATTATGGAGTACAACAAACAATTACAAACCAATATTTTGTAGGTAAAAACCCAGAATACCCAAATAATGATTCCAATGGAACTCCAAACCCACTAAACCCAGGATTAGAAGATTTTGGTACTAACTTATCTATAATACTTGAAACCTATTATATACCAAGGGATAAATTATCAATATCTCCATATAAAGAAAGATTCTAAATGGCAAATTTTAAACCATACCCAAAATCACAAAAAGAAATTAGTATTTCTAAACAAGTTGCTTTTGATAAGCATAGAGGAAATCCTAATAATCCTGCTAACCCTAACCAATCACAAACTGGTATTGATTTTAATAGATCAACTAAAATGAGTTCAAAAGGGGATACTGATAAGCAATTTTCAATTGGTATACAAGATTTAGATGAAGCTGTATTTTTTTATTTTAATAATGTTATTAAACCTTTTGTATATCAAAATGGTGAAAGAAGAACAGTTCCTGTTATATATGGTAGCCCCGAAAGATGGAAATCTTTTCAAAGAGATGGTTATTATAGAGATGATTCTGGAGCTGTAATGTTACCTATATTAGTAATTAAAAGAGATACAATTACTAAAGATAGAACAACGTATAATAAATTAGATTCTAACATGCCTAATTTATATGGAAATATAGGAAAAGGATTTAATTCAAAAAATGCATATTCAAATTTTAACTTATTGAATAATAGAAAACCTGTAGAACAATTTCAAGCTATTGCTGTTCCTGATTTTGTTACTTTAGAATATAGTTGTATAATACAGACGTATTATATGGAACAGTTAAATAAAGTAATTGAAGCTGTAGAGTATGCATCAGATTCATATTGGGGGAATCCAGAAAGATTTAAATTTAGAGCTAGAGTAGATAGTTTTACAACAGCAACGGAATTAACAGCAGGGAAAGATAGATTAGTAAAAGGAACTTTTGGCTTAAGTCTAAGAGGGTATATAATACCAGATACTATACAAAAAGATTTAAATTCAATTAAAAAATATAATACTAAAGCTAAAGTTACTATTACCTCTGAAGTTGTATCTAATATAGATAATGTAAATAGTCCTGATAACTTCCAAAACCCTAACAGCGATGGTAGAGTTAGATAATTTTAATAGAATTAACCATATTTATAATTATAATAATTAAATAATTAAACAATGATTAAAATCAAGTTATCTGAAAAAGAGTTACAGCAATTAAAAGAATTACAAACTGAAGGAAATGAATTAGTATTTTCTTTAGGACAAATAGAAGCACAAAAAGTTTCAATATATTCTTCAATTAAAATAGTTCAGGACAAACAATTAAAGTTAGGTAAAGAACTTCAAGAAAAATATGGAGATGGAAATATTGATTTAGAAACTGGAGAATTTACAAAACCAGAATAAATTTTTGAAATAACTTCTAATATTTATAATAAAATAATATTAAATATAATATAAGACAATGGCAGAAACATTAATATCTCCAGGAGTACTAGCAAGAGAAAACGATACATCTCAAATTACTCAAGGCCCAGTAACAGTAGGTGCGGCAATAATTGGACCTTCTATTAAAGGTCCTGTTGAAGTTCCAACATTAATCACTTCATATAGTGAATATTTAGCAATATTTGGTGGGTCCGTAACAAGTGGATCACAACAATATTCTTACTTAAACCAAGTAGCAGCTAATAATTACTTTAGACAAGGTGGCTCAACTTTACTAGTAACCAGAGTAACATCAGGTTCTTTTTCAAGTGCAAAAACAACAGATATAGATAACAATATAGATAGTGGACAGCTTGTTGAAAATGCAAACTTATTTACGTTAATTGATACTAATACTAGTGATGGTAATGATGGGACAACTCAAGGAGTAGCTCTTGATAATGGTTCAGGAACGGGAGCAACAGCAGATGTTACTATAGGTGGAGGTGCTGTAACAGCAGTTACTGTAGCTGACACAGGTTCAGGATATAAAGTAGGAGATCTTTTAACTTTATCTCAAGCTATAATAGGTGGTACTACTGATGTTACATTTACAGCATTAACATCTCCTTTTATACAACATGATGCTGCCTTTGAATTAAGTACTATTTCTCAAGGAGCTATCATGAACAATTCAGGTTCAATGCTCTCAGGAGGAGGATTAGTATCTGGTTCTAAAGATAATGTTAGATGGGAAATAACAGCAGCAAATACTAGCACAGGAGTGTTTAGTTTAGCTATTCGTAGAGGAGATGATGAAAATGCTCAAAAATCTGTATTAGAAACATTTAATAATGTATCTTTAGACCCATTATCAACTAATTATATTGAAACTGTAGTAGGTAATAGCTATTATGGTGATATACAAAATGACAGTGGAGATTATTATATCCAAGAAAATGGATCATATGTTAACAGAAGTAAATATGTTTACGTATCTAAAGTAAATTATCCAACACCAAATTATTTTGATAATGCAGGAAATGCAAAAATAGAATTTACAGGAAGTATTCCAGTAATAGGTTCAGGTTCATTTAGTGGTGCTGCTGGAGAATTATTCCATGGAGAAGCTTTATTTAACGAAAATATTGGATCAGCTAACACTCAGGGTATTGGTGCTGCAGATTATACAGCTTCTATTAATTTATTATCAAATAGTGATGATTATCAATTTAATGTATTAGCAGCCCCAGGTTTAATTCAAGAATTTCACTCATCGGAAATTAATTTACTTGTAACAACAGCAGAAGCTCGTAGAGATTGTTTATCAATTATAGACTTAAGAGGATATGGTTCTACTATTGGAAATGTAGTAGGTGCTTCAAGTGGATTTGATAGCTCATACGCAGCAACTTATTGGCCATGGTTACAACTAGTTGACCCAGATACAGGAAGAGTAATTTGGTCTCCTGCATCAGTACTAATTCCAGGTGTATATGCATTTACAGATGCATCTTCAGACCCATGGTTCGCACCAGCAGGTTTAACTAGAGGTGGATTAGGTCAAGTAGTTAGAGCTGAAAGAAAATTAACGTCTGGAAACAGAGATAGTTTATATGAAGCAAATATTAATCCAATAGCAACTTTCCCACAAAGTGGAGTTGTAGTATTTGGACAAAAAACTTTACAGAAAAAAGCAAGTGCTTTAGATAGAGTAAATGTACGTAGATTATTAATAGCATTAAAATCTTACATAGTACAAGTATCTGATAATCTAGTATTTGAACAAAATACTATTGCAACAAGAAACAATTTCTTAGCAACAGTAAACCCATATCTAGAATCAGTACAACAAAGACAAGGATTGTATGCCTTTAGAGTAGTAATGGATGAAACGAATAATACACCAGATGTTATTGATAGAAATGAAATGGTAGGTCAAATTTACCTTCAACCAACAAAAACAGCTGAATTTATTATCCTAGATTTCAATGTACTTCCAACAGGAGCAACATTCCCTGGATAAAAAACAAAAAATATAAATATTTATAATAAAATAAAGAAATAAAATGGCAATATTAGATCCAAACGAAATATTTTTTACAGCCTTTGAGCCAAAACAAAAGAACAGATTTATTATGTATATAGATGGGTTTCCATCATACATGGTAAAGGGCGTAGGAGCTGTGTCGTTAACGCAAGGTAGTGTAGCACTTAACCACATCAACGTACAACGTTATGTCAAAGGTAAAACAGTGTGGAATACCGTTCAATTCACAT